ATCCAGGGCCATCTCATCCCGTGGTTTAGTCCAATCGTATTTCAGTGTTGGTTCAATTAAATTCATGAATATATCGTAAAGTGCTATGATTTCATCACAATTAGAAGCAATCCATTCGAGATATAGATCTGTATCAGGGGGACTATTACCGGTAATCGCGTGTTCGCGGATTACCTCATTTGGTGGTCGACAGTAAATTAGGGTAACCGGTTTCATTGCCCGATTAGCGTCGATGTATTGATGCCAGGATAAGCCTTTGCATTCAGTTGATTTTTTAGCGAGGTCATAAATCGGTTCTGTTATCCAAGTGATGCGATCTTGAATAACACATTGTCGAGTCAATAGCCAGGATTCTCGGAGATTTAAAGCCAATTCATCACTATTTCTCGGCGGATTATTCCATTGGATGACTTCTTGAATGTTGAGTTTGCGTTTCAGTTTTTCAACCAATACAGATTTGCCCGAACCGTCTGGTCCTTCTACAATAATCATGCTACCTCACTTTCGGGATTTTCGATAATCCAATAATGCTTGGAATAAAGAGCGTTGAGACAGGTCTTTGTTTCGGAGTCTCATCATTATTGCTTCATCTACAGTATTTTCTGCAATGATATGATGAATACGTACTCGGTCGTCAACGCCTTGACGATAAATACGTCGATTGAATTGGATATAGTTCTCGAGGGAATCGGTAAGTGCGAACCACGCAATATCGTTGCCACCCTGTTGCAAGTTCACCCCATATGCAATTGCTTGTGGATGAGCACAGAGTATCAGCAATTCGCGTTTATTCCAGCGTTTGATAGCCAATAAATCGAGGGCATCAGTTGAAGGGATAATGGGGACTTTTTCGCCGAAGGCTTTGCGCAATTGATCTAGATCATGCCGAAAATGATAGGCCGTGAATAAAGGCTTGCCTTGTAGTTCCCCCATTAACTCTTTAAGCGCTTCGATTTTGACCCCATGCAACGGTATGATTTCTCTATTTTTGACGTGCTTAGCGCGTTCTAGGGGGTCAGGGGGACGGTAAAAATGACCATTGGCTATTTGCCGGCAAACGTTATAGAGCGCTACAGCTGAATTCAATGACATGCCATCTGCATAACCATCCAATTCGGCAAAAAGCTCTCGTTCGAAATCGTCATAAATTCGCCGAGCATTGGCTGGCAAGCGAACCTTGATGATATGGTTTACCAATGGGGGCAAATCGAGATGGGTATCACCGTCGATGCGCATGACCATTGGCGCTATTTTGTGCGGTATTAGTTTTTCAGACCCCGGGATTAGATTGTATTCGGTAAATCCGCGGTATCCTGTAGGATAGAAATATTTTTCTCGGAAGGCCGTAATGTTTTTGCCCAGCGCTTTTCCCTGGTCTAAAATATAGATTTGACCGTATAGGTCCATTAGAGTATTTGGAGATGGGGTACCAGTGAGAATTATTCGTCGATTGAATCGTTCAATCCATGGTTTCAGCGCTGCAAGGCGTTTGCTGTCATGACCTTTGTATCCACTGGATTCATCAATTACCAAAAGGTCATAAGCGGGCATTTGCTCATCTTCGAGCAACCAAAAAGTATTTTCGACATTGAGCAAATCAATAGTCTCGTGACCAACGCGGTTCTCTTTGTTTTTGCCGTGCAAAATGGAGTAGGGCAACAGCAAATCCCACTTGTCTATCTCCTCGGGCCAAACTGTATAAATGACTCGCTTGGGGGCAATGAGTAGAACACGCAAAGTACAGCCCGAGCGCCACCATAGACGCTCTAGAAAGTGGAGTACTACAGCGGTCTTGCCCAAACCGGGATCAGCGAACAGACCCGCGTAGCGCTGTTCCTCGAGGAATTCAAGAGCGTCCCTCTGGTAATCGTGGGGAACAAATTTCACGAGATACCCAATAGCTCGAGCTGAACGAGCCGATGACCGTCTTTGATATTATCTATCACATACACTGTAAATCCACGTTCCCTGAGTTTTTTAATTACCAGTTTTTGGCCAGACCGGGGCGTTTTCCCCTTACGTTTGAATTCGACGAAAAAACAACGGCCACCGGGTAACAGAAAAAGTCGATCTGGCCAGTTTCGCCGATACTGTTTGATCGCGACAGTGCCCGGAAACCTATCAACTATTGTCGTCTCGATTTCCTTTTCTAAACGTTCCCTTGATGTTAATTTTCCCATCGTTCCATAGTTGAATAGTACGTTTTGAAACCATCCAACGGGTTCCACGAAACAATATAGCCCCAGCTAATGCGCCCTCTTTGCAATACTGATGAGCAGTACTGTAAGGGAGCCCCATTAATTGCGCTGCCTCAGGCAAGGGGGTGTAGTCATTTTCTAGGTCTAACGGCATACTTAGTGCTCCTTTTTCTTCCTATATTTTAACACAGCTCGACGATAAAGCCTATCGCGTCTGCGTGCGCGGTTTGAGGGAACTAGTCGACATTTGCCACTTGCGAAATACCATTGATTGGCTTGTGCGCCGTTTCCATTACAACGGCGCATACCCTCGCTAAACCAATAAATACCTGCGTGTAATTGACCATCAAGAGTGTGCAAACCGAATTGTCGAAATAAACGCGGCATAACCTGTAACGGCCCAATCTCGCCTTTTTTGCCATTGCCGATTTGTTTCCAACTGTTTTCTTCAGAAATGAGAATTGCGATTCGTAGAGGGTCAACGTTATACATCTCACAATATTTGAGGATAGTCGGAATCATAGCGATGGCCTCTTTTTTACGTTGGCCATAAAGTCGAGTTTTGGCCACTGGTTTTAACCAGTCATCAATATGCGCTTGTAATTCGGCGTAATATTCGGGCTCGGCTGCAGCTGAATACACGAACATGGACAAGAGTGTGATGATGAGCATTAACTTTTTCCTTTCTCAATTATCTTGGTGATATTTTCTATTGGAACCCAAACTGCTCGGGGCGCTTGGTAGAGTTTACAAAGACAAGTTTTTTCCCAATCAAAACAATTTTTTATCACTAGGCCTTCACCTGAAAAATCCATCCAATTTTCGATTCGGACAATATCGCCTGCTGAATAGATCTTCTTGTTCTCTGTGAGTTTAATCATTTTCGATACCTTTCTCCGCGCCAACCCTTTGCCGCGATAGGACAACCGTAAGCCCAAGCGGGCAGTGTACACAATAGACGTTCAAATTCTTTCACGGTGCCGAACCCTTTAAGCACTTCGGAAATAATTTCATCGTGCACAGTGGCTACGAGCCAGTAGCCCGCGTTTTCAACTAGATGCATTGCGTAGGCCATTATGTCCCGAGCGGTGGCTTGTACAATGTTCTCGACAAGATGGCCCCCATAGCCCGTAGTACGTACCCACTTTTTTGTTTCGGGGTCCACGTGTTTGTAAGATATGGAACGATTACCAAAACGGTTCATTCTGATTTCAGGGTCAGCGTAGGTTAGCATCCGGCCACTAGGCAATTGAATACATAAAAAAGAGTCTCGACGACCCATTTTAATGGGTAGACCTACGGTCGTAGTTGCCGGGCCAGATAGGGCACGCAAGGCTGTTCGGTGAACGTCATACCAAAGCGCCTTGACGCGTTTGTACTCGTTGCGATAGGTCCGGATTATAAAGTCCGCCATACCTTCGGGTAAATCTATTCCCTTCTTTTTGCACTCTGAATCAAAACGCGGCGCACCCATTTGATAGCCGCAGCCGAGCACCGTCTCTTTGCCCACCTTGCGCTGTCTGGTAGCTGTAAGATCTTCGTTTTCATAGCCCTCGAGAATTTGTTCAGCTGGAATACGGTAGATTTTTGAGGCCATGTCAACATAGACGTCTTCATCATCGTGGAATAATTGCAGCGCAAATTCCTCTTTAGCGATCCAGCTAAGGACACGTGCTTCGATACTCGAGTAATCCGCACCAATCAAATCGTGGTCAGGCGCGGCGGTTAAAGCGCTTCTCAAAGTATCGCTGAGTGCCGCGCCTACAGAGCCCCGATACAGCTCTAGCAAATCTGTACGTTCGTCCATAATAGCGGGTATTAAGAGGTGTTCGATTTCTAAGCGGGATAGTTTGGGCCGCGGGTAGTTATGAGGTTGAATCTTTATCCCCGACCAACGGCCTGTGTGGGCTCCGCAAAATAGGAGTATTTCACGGATGCGATTGTCAACGCCACTTGCTCTATTGAGCATAGCGAGATATTTTTTAACTGAGGATTTTGAGTTTTGTTGTCTACAAGTCAAAATAGCTTCGACATCACAGGGAAGCGCAGTATTTAGAGCGGCTTCAACTGTTTCAGCTCTCATATTGTGCATAGCAAAGCCGCAGTGTTCCCAGAGATAATGCCGAATTTTTTCTGTTTGGCCAGTTGTCTTAACCGCACCGTTAGTGAGTTTGTCGATTTTTTCGTTTCCTTTTCGAGCTGCAATCGCGCTTAAACCGATCGCTTTCTTTATCAACGCTTTGTCACAGTGAATACCACGGCGATTGATTTTAAGGTCTAGTAAAAAAGTCTTGCGTTCGAACGGGAGCAACGGCCGCAACTTTTTCGATAATGCATATTCCGTCCGGACGTCTTGTTTACAGTACTCGAGTAGTTGTTCGAATTCCTCTCGAGTACCAAAATAAATATTGCCCTTGCCCGTCTTTTTCCAGTGCGGCCGCGGTTTAGAGAGCTTGAGCATTAGGGCTTTGCCTTTTTTGTCTTTTTCAATGGGAAGGTGCATTGCTTGTGCTGCGCCTTCTAAGTCCCGAGGTAGGCCATGGGCTGCAGCTTTTGCCGCGGAGCAGTAAAAATTCATGGGATTTGGTTGTGGCCAATCGTATCGAGGGCACATGATATTTTCCCAAATGGCCAGCTCAAAGCCGACATTGTGGCCTTCAAAAAGTGCGTGCTGCAGAGTGTGGAACTGATAGGCTTGGACAACTTCAAGATCAAAATCGGCTAGGGTTTCCTCAACAAAAGCACCCCACACCGGGCCGTCGTTTATTTGCGAAGCGTAGCAGAGTACTTCAGTCGTCGGATGCAGGGAATACAACCGAGCACCTAAGAGTTTGAGATCACCCTGGGACCTAGTTTCAAAGTCTATTCGTACTGCATCCATAATAAAAAATCCGACCCCATCAAAAGGAGGTTACGTCATGAAAGCGACGCAGATGGGGTCGGATACCGACCCAATTATAAACCAAAATCTAAATCGCCGCTACCTTCAAATGCTTTTGCGGCATCACTCTTTTTTGACAGTTCATCGTTGAACGCTTCTTGAGCTGAAATTCGATTTGCGAAACGCTCCCCTTCTTCCAATTTTTGAAAGTGTATCAATGCGAACGAGACACCCTTAGCTGTTTTGCGGTCATAAGTAAACGCCTGTAGAAATCCGCGTCCATAACAACCCCCGTAAATATGTTCCTTGTCTAAAATCGGCGAAGTATATTCATCGACTACAGATGGTTCATATTCTGAGACAGCCTTGAGGATATAGCAGCCTTCGTATCCATCATATGGATATAGCAAATCCCCGTTTTCATCGACTGCGTCGCCGTCTTTAAAAGGCGTTTTGAATCCCTTGGGAACTTTGTCACCCCACTTTTCACGGACAGCTATAGAGGCAGCTTCTTTTAATCCGCTCATATCGGTGTCTTTGGGAAAGAGAAAAGTGATCGAAAAAATCGGTTTCCCTTCCTCAAAAACTTCTTTTTCGAACAAGTGGGGAAAGGCAATTCTGGCCTTCGGTGTCACCACTTGTTTCGATGGTTTTTTCTGTTCAGTCATTGTTGCTCTCCTTTAAAATCTTTTTGATTGTCTCCTTTATTTTCGGTTCGCCCTCTCGTGTATATCGGGCTCGAGCCGCATTGGTCCACATCACGCATTCCTCGAGTTTTGTAAGAGCCAAAGATCGCTCGCGACTCTCAGGGCAAGCCGCTACGATATTTTCAGCTAACCACATAGCCCAACCACGAAGACTTTGATAAAACCGAGTATCCTCCTTATCAGGTGGATGATAGGTAAAATTGTTCGCTAGATTATAGGCCATTAAACAACCCTTTCGCGGCTAAACACTTCAATTGCTTCTCGGGCAATAGAGGTGTAGTTTTGAATACCTCTGCAGCGGGTACAAAGGCACGTCTGGGGTCTGTACTCGGCACAAGTCTAACCCCCTGCATCGGAGTCACAGTGAACTCATCTAGTTGTTTGGGGTAGCGGCCCCCAAGCTCGGTCCGAACCTGTTTCGGCGTGCGCAACGATACGTTTTGGTATTCGTGGGATTCAGCGCCAATCAAGTCGAGTAGTTTACGGACGTCTTTTTGTTTGTGAGGGAGCCATTTTTCACGCCCCCAAGTTTGGACAAGTTTAAAACCCGCAACATTTTGCCCCTTGATAATCAGTTCAGTTGCTCGAGCTTTGCATTGGTTAATGTGTTCAAGGATGATAGCTTCACTCGAGAGTACTCGTTCTAATTCCTCTACAGTATAGGGCACGGGCAAAATCGGTTCTACCATTATTTCGCCACAGATTTCTTCTGCGCGAGGGCAGTTAATAGCGCCTTTACACCATTTGCAGTGTTCACCGGGATTGTATTCGTATTTGTGGGTTTTGGCCCGTTCAACAGCTTTGGTAATCCGGGGCAACCAAAGCTCTTTTAATTCTCTGGTTTCTACTTCCCAAGTCCGTACTGTTTCACCAACACCGCGAGGTTGAAAAATGGACATTTTGACCGTTTCGAAATCGTCACCAAAATGTCTGAGCGCGCCCAGACCATAGATGGCCAGTTGGGGATTATTGATAGCTTCGACTTGTAGACCCGCACCGTACTTGAGATCAATAACATGTAGAGTCACGGGCCAGTCAGAGATTGCGATGTCCAGTGTTCCATCAACATCTCGGGATAGTCGAATCGGATGTTCAATGAGTACTTTGTCACACTCGAGTAGACTCACATTTGGAGGTAGTTGCTTTTTGACAAAGAGGATAAAAACTTGAGCGGCCCAAATCATTTCTTCATCAATACGGATGTCAAGATAATCATGTTCAAGGGGATCCAAGAGTGGCGCTATTTCACGGATGAGTTTACCCTGTGATCGCGTCAATTCAGTGTGAGTCATGACCCCTTTGGCGATCATTTCACTGAGCAGGTGACAGGCCGAACCCTCGCGAGCGAAAATGGTTGATTCACTGTCCGGGGCCAAGGCTTCGAGAATTACCGACCCCGGACAGGGCAACCAACGTTTGGCCCCAGACGGCCGAAATAGAGATAGATCAGACACCGAGCAACGCGTCCGTAGACCCTTGGTCTGTACTCTCGGACGCTTTCCGTCTGCAGAGTCCGCAAACGCCACTGATAAAGTCTTCGATGTTTTCCAGATCATCGAAATTGTTTGCGCCGAGCTTGTGAAGTATCGCGAGGACAGAATCGATCTCAGCATAGGTGTCATTGTAGTGTTTAGCCACTATACGACACTCGAGTAGGTTGTGTTCCTTGCGCGCTTCTAAGTAGTCAACCACTTCACTCAGACTCATTTTGAGCAGTTGATCTTTGGTCTTAGCCTTAGGTGCTCGCTTTCCTCCTTTTTTCCCTGTAGCTTGGGGTTGAGCCGCGGGGGGTTGAGCCGCCGGGGGCACTTCCGCAGCTGGCGCAGTAGGCGCAGCTGATTTGGCAGGGGGTGTTGTTGGAGTGCCCCCAGCGACCTGTTGGGTTTGAGCGGCGGTGAATTCGACAAGCTTATGCATCCCGTTAAGTATCTGAGCGTCAACGGGGTTATTCGTGTCCAGTTCCCAGGTTACTTTCATTTTCGATTACTCCTTTTGTTTTGTTTTGTTCTTGTATAATTCAGATTTTTCAGAGAGTCAACTCAAAAATCGAGTTGACGTTTCAATTTGTCCCGAGCGATTTGCTCGGTGCTTTTCTTTTTCTCTTTTGGGTGTATACCTTTCATCCAATCATCTAAATCGTCTTGGCGTTTTTGATTTGTCTGCTCGCGAGCCTGCGCCAAGCGCTCGCGGGCTGCGTTCTTTTGTTCTTCTGTCATCTCCTTCCCGCAATCTTCCCAAAGTACATGACCTTTTTTGCGTGGATTGTAAGCCATCCACCAAAGGTCGGGCTCGAGCTTGGCACGAATCATCCACGGATACAGCGGGCAACTGATACCCTCACAATCCCGTATCCCGTCGGCATAGGCGGCTAAGCACGAATGACACTTGGCCAACATGGCCAGGGCCCTAGTTGGTTTTTTCGGTCTCTGCATTTTTGGCTTGTTCCTGTTTTTGTAGTTCTTCACATCCGCGTAAAATTGCCCGGACGATCATTTCCAGGTCTAGTCCTTTGGCATTACAGTAATCTGCAATTTGTAACACTGCAGCACCAATTAGCGTTTCCATTTGCCCTGGTGTCCATTTTTGCAGAGTCTCTTTTTTCCAAAGCGCTGGGGCAATTTCACCCAGGCGCAACCACGGTTTATTGTAGATAGGCACTGGTATTTCACGATGGCAACAAAGCCCTTGTTGCCGGTTTTGTATTTCACGAACAGTCAGTGGACTTTGTTTTTGTATTTCACGGACAATGGACAGTTTTTTGTTCTCGGGCATTTTTTCCTCACTTTTTGTTCAAAAACCTCGAGGTTTTTGTACAGTTATCTAAAAAGAAGGCCTCTATTTAGCGAAAACGTCTTGAGCAGTACCCTTCATAACCGCACCAATTATTTCGTGTTCCGAATCGGTGCCGTCCCCAATTCGGTATCCGATTTGTTTTAATGCAATTTCGAATCGATTTTTGGCCACTGGAAAACGAACGCCCCCGACGTTATGACACCAATTCAGATAGTGTTGATAAATAGCGTTTACTGGTACGATTTTTGTATTGTCTTTGCTGGGCTGCAATTCCGTTTTGCTAAACTCAATCAAAGGGCTGGCGGCCATAAGCCACTCGTCTTTTGCCCGGGAACATTCAATCGGTTCTGCTAATTGACCGCGAGCTCGCATTCGACTGTAACCCGCCAGAGAGCGGTTGAGGATTCCCGGTAATTCATTTTTGACGACATAGGGTTCGCGTTTCAGGTCATATTCCTCGGGCGCGAAAACTCGGCGAAACGGGAGGACATAGGCTTTACGAATTAGTCCCCAACTTAAATCTTTTACCTGCGGCCAGTCGTTTATCAACATGACCGGCGTCGCACAACTTAAAAAGGTAAATGCATCTTTTCGTTTGGGATTCGCCTCAAAAAGTTTCATCTCACTCAATTTCTTGAGCGCCGACTCAGGTAGAAAACCGTTTGTCTTCGCGTCATCGTCCATGATTAGGAGTTTACCAACTAGGCTATACAGAGAGTGATTGTTACGGCCGACATCTGCAAATTCGTTGATAGCCCTTGGCAAAACCGCAGACCCAAGCAGATTGCGATAGACGTTGAAACAGAATGTTTTTCCATTCGAACCTTCACCCTGAAACATCCACCATGTGGGGATGTTTTTAAAGGGCTGCATTGTATAACCAAAAAACTCAAAGAGGTGGCGAATCATGCCTGCGGAATCATCATTGTTCTGAAAAATTTCTTGGAGTGTTCGATCGAAAACGGGGCACTTGGCCGCGGGATCAAATTCGGTGTTGAGACAGGATAACAAATAGCTCTCAGGTTTATGCGGCGCTGGATGATAGCCCCCATCTTCATTCATCCAAACTTCAAAATTTGTCGTATTGACCACAGCTGGCGGAGGTCCTTGAAAAGCGAAAACATCGTCTGTCCGAGTCGTTCGAGCTATCAAAACGCGTTCAGCCGAAGCGAATAGAGTAGACGATTTGAATTTGAGTACGTTTTCAGGATTGAGCTGGATTTCTTCTGCAGCATCAAAAATCAATTGGTCAATTTCGTTTGGTGGTAGGGGTTCCCAATGGGTCTTTTTGAAGGCGTAGAACTGCTGATTTTTGGCGTGAATGAGTAATCGACCCTTTTCGAAACGTGACTCGAGTAGATGTTTAACGACATCAATTGCGGGGTCTGCAACTTGCCGCTCCCCGATTTGTTCCTCTTTTTTCTTTTGACGTTTACGTTCTCGCGCTTTACGCAGGCGCGCCTTATCAAATTCCCTTTTCACTTGATCAACACTGGATAATCGGACATCATAAATGACCTTTAACTGTTCGCGAATTTGGTCCCAATTTTCGGGACCGTAACGATGCGCTTGGGCAACGGCCCGGGCCAAGGTGGGGCGAGAATCACGTAACAACGATCGTAGAAATTCAGGTAGTGTCTGTAAAGAAGGTGCCGCAATCACAGGAGTATCAAAAGCGAGTTTAGGTGGAAGTGAGCAGGGTGAACCACCCTCTAACATAGCCGCTTGAACTAGAGTTGCTGCTGTAACGCCATTATCATGATCGGTTGAAAAAGATTCCCACTTAGCCCGGGCCGCTGCTTCTGCGTCAAAATAACTCGGGTCAGAAATAGACCAGCGAACAAACAATTCACAACCCTCAGGGTCGCCCTCACAAGCCGCATGCACAGCCATACCAATGCGCAACCAATCCTGGTAATTCTGGTGTTTTTCGGCTGGGATGTGGCTCAGATGTCCCTCGATTTCGGGTAGGCTGAGTTTGATAGGCAGGCTGTAGGGTTTACGTTGCCCTACTGTTAGAGTTGGATCTACCCGCTCTCGTTTAGGTTGTGGAGGTCGGTTCTGGGTACTATTGACCCAGAGCATATCGAATAACCAAGGTGGTATTATTGGCGCATCTTGGGGACAGAAAAAATCCCAACGGTAGGCACGCCCCGTATCCGGGTGAATACACCCTGGTATTAAAACGAACAAAGGATGACGAATAAAATCGATTCCATCAAATTGGGCTAATACAGTTTTGCACTTGACTGCCTCAGGTAGTCTCGTGTAATAATGTCTACCGCAATCAAGTCCACCCGTGTGGACTGTCGGGCATAATTCGTTGAGACGTTCGGTCTCCCACTTCTCGGTCAATCTCTCCTCAGACCCCAGCGCGTTTTCGTGTCTGGGGTCCACGTCTATCACCAGGTCATCAGGACTTAGTCGCCAACCGATATTGCATCCACGACGATTGACGAAACTGTGAAGTGCTCGGCGTGAATATTTAATCGTGTTCCATTTTTTCTCTAACGGGTCTTTTTGACCCGGTTTGATCGGAAATAACTGACGTCCGAGGGCCAAAAATCGGTCAACTTCCCGTATCATAGCCGCTTTTTGCTGCTCGTTCAATTATCGGGCTCCTTGTCGTCATCGGGGTTCGGTCAGCCCCGGATACAGAATAAGAGATTTCAGATTTTACCGCAAGTGAAAACCTATCGTCTTCCTAAAAAACTTGTTTTGAATTCCACCCCAAAAACGTCTAGGTAGTTCAGTCAAATACCACCAAATTGACGGCCTCGAATATCGAATTGGTTCTAAATATCGAAGCATTTCCGATGTGTACTTTGCTCCACGATCACAAGGGGGCAAATACGGAATTTGAATAGACCCTTTTGGAACAAAAACTACCCGATTGCCGTAAGAGTCTTTGTTATTGATTTTCTGATACTGCCCAATTGCTTTGCCAAAAGAGATTGGGTCGCCCCCAGCCACAATGCACTTGAATCCACCGCGATTGAGTTCAGTGGCCGATATAGATTCAATTTTGACAAAGCGCACCCCTGGACGTAGTTTTATTTGAGTTTTAAGAGAATCGAAATTGAGATTATCGGTCATCTTTTTCACCATTGATTTCCCTTCGCTCGATGTCTTCCAAAATGGCTTCGTCTAAAATTCGCTCGCAATTGGCACAGAGATCGGGACTATCCTCAGATGGCGCGGGTGCGAAGCATCTAATACAATATTTCGGTGGTTCAAAGTATCCTGGGTAGTCTAATCTGTCGATTTCTGTGTATTCTCGAGTCATGTGGGCACCTTGATTGTAATGTGCACGAAAACGGTGTCAGGGATAGCGCACAGCTCATTGTGACACTCTTTCCAGGTCAGGATAGTACCCTGGATAGTCTGGTCTGCGGTTTTAACTGTGAGCGTTTCTCCGACCCTTTGTGAGCTTTCACTTTTTTCGAGACTGGTTTTACGAATATGCATAGATATAGATTTCTTTGTATAACGTTGCTTTTTTGGTACTCTCAATGTAGTCATGATTTATCCCTGTCAGGTGAATGAAAACTGATTACGATTCGGTGGCCGCAACCGGGACACTGCGCCACGGTGAGTCAGCAGTCAGTAGTCGAGCCGCAGCTGAATTCGTCTCTTTCCTCTGTCGTTGGATCCGTTTCATCGAAATAACAACCGCAGTGGCAAACGATGAAACGGATTTCTTTACTCGCGATTTCCAGGGTCACAGTGTCCACCCTTGTTTTAGGGCAAACCAATATTTTACGACTATGGTGCCACTAGTTCCCTTTTTATAACATTCACTATTGTCGTGGATGCAACTCTTGGGAATCCAAAACGGTTCCGGTTGAAAGTCAACCGCTACAACGCAAAGCGCTTTATCAGTCTCTTTGTAGCAGGCTGCTTCTTTACTCAGCTCTACAGGGTCATTACCCCCGTTACCTCGGGTCATCGGTTTTTCTCTCCTTTCCGTGGACTGGGCACGGTAGATTGCCCAGTTTGTAACAGGTACATTGTTCGGCTTCCCGTTTGTTGGGACCCACTGTTCCGCAGGGGAAGTGTACGACATCAGGGAACACGGCCTGTTTGCAAACGGGACAAAAGGCCATCATAGTCTTTGTTTTTTTTTGGTACTCTAGAACCATTTCTGCTTGAGTAACAATTACGCGTGTTTGAACCCGGGTCAGCTCTTCATAGGCAGATAGAAGATTCCTTTGCCGATCGATTTCGTTCCCCAGGTCAATGAGAGCGTTTTGCAGTTGGTTTTCGCGACCATGAGCTGGACACGGATCGTCACAGTTCTCATCACAAGTGCACGGGATTTCGAATTTTTTATTGACCACTGTTATCCTCCTTATAAAAGCGGTCCGCCCAAGTCGGTCTCAGCTCGACAAGGACAGCGATTGTATCCTGGCAGACTGCAGGCGCATCGATTACGTAGTAGTCCCGCTGCAGTGCCGATCGGTTTATTCGTTTGATTCTGTAGGTCCCTTTCCCGAGCATGAGTTCAAGGTCTTGAAGCGTTCGCTCATTTTGAATGAGTCGCATTAGGCCTGGCCCCCATGTGGTTCGACGAAACTGACATCGCCACAATTAGGGCATATTGCCCGAATGCGTCCGCCGATGAAAGTCCCCATTACTCTCAGGGGGACATCGCACTCAACACAACGGATTGGGGTACCCGCAGGGGGTAACTCCTCATAGCTGGGTTCACACTCACTGCAGTGTACACATGGGTCCTCATGACAAGGCTGAGTTTCAACTGGTTGAGTTGGCTCGCGGTCTTGACTTGTTTCAGTTTCATTCATCATTTCAGAGAGTCGAAAGGGACCCAAGAACCCGAGTGAAGGCTTTTTCTGAGCTTCGAGACTCAATATTCTCAGCTCGATGTCAGTGGCTATCTGCAGGGCACCGCAAAGGCGGTCGTAGAACTCGAAAATTCTGGTCATGCTCAAGGGCACGTCACTGGCAAGCATGCGGTCACGGACGGTCTCAAGGCCGTCAAACAGCACCTCGAGCACGGCCCGGGCCAAGTCAGTCTTGAAAGGTGTCTCTTTTGGTATTTCTATGATTTTTTGTTGCGTTGTCATCACAATCCCCCTGTTTGGGTCCCTCTGGATTGAGAGACCAGTTGTTTGGTTAACCTAGATTCCCCTATCATATTCGCTCCTCGGTCAGTGTTTCCTCTGTTTTACGACTGGTAAGATGGCTGCGTCAAGTATTTTTCGTATTTTTCAGAAATTTAATGTGTGAAATCCGGATAGAGACGGCGCAAAGCATTAATCGCTTTTTGAATTATTTGCTGATGAACTTTGGCCAGTTCGGGATCATTTAGAGATTTTGATACAACCCCAGCCCATCTGCCAAAGCAGGTAGCTAGGATTTTCGATCTCTCAACGTCTTTGGCCGGTACTCGGACACCCCATTGATAGAAGTACCCACTTGGGAAGGCGACAGTGATAACGGCCTCGGTCTCACAAGGATAAGGATACCAATCACTGACCGCGCCACCGTGGATGACATTAAGTAGAGGTTCATCCAGGTTCATCGAGTCCTTGAGCAACTGTAGAGCTTCGGCTTGCTCATCGACTCGGCGCGTTTTCAGTCTTTGCCCCCCGCGTTTAAGGTCTTTGGTAGCCAGATGACCGCGGATTTTAGGTTTTTGTCTTCGTTTTGACATGGTTATTCTTTCTGTTTAAAAAGGAGACTCATAAGTTCTAAAAATGTCTTTTGGGAACTTATAACAGTCTCTATCTTTCGGATGCCAATGAATGCCGCGTTCACAATTATGCTGTTCTCTCAGACAACAGATACACAGCCCAACAAATACACAGAAAAGCAAGCTGAGAAGAAAACAAAAAATTCCGCTTATTATCAATGTCCAGGTATTTCTAAATATCATTTCGAATCCTTTTCGCTTTGGCAGTGTACTTGCAGTTTCTCTTTGGTTTGCTCCTTGCGCCGTTGCTGGCGGCGCTTGTTGCGTCGCTCCTTGCGTTTCTGTTTTTTGATTTCCACTGCATCTGTATCGACCCCGAATTCAATAATCCTATTTTCTTCGGGGTCTTCGTAGGGCTTTATTGTGGTCACGTCGATGACCGCAAAATCAGAACCGATTTGCTCCCCTGTTTCAGGGTTGTATTTAGTACCCATTGAGTCGACCCAATAGTCGCCCTCGCGGCTCAAACTAATATAGGTTAGTTGGCCCATAATCGTACGGATGAGACCGGAATGGGTCATCTCGCGGCCCATGACAGCTTTAATTGGTTCGTGTTTGACTTTCGTCTTAGTCCACAGGGTCATACTGCTACCTCGCTAATATCGTCTACAGTGTCATCTGTGTCTATGGTCACCACAGCTAGATCAGGATAGACACCAAACGGGTCAGGTTGTTGCATCTGGCGCATTGCAACTTCGGCTTCTGTTTTCGTAGTGTAGCGGCCGGGATAGTCGACGCACCAATTGTGCGCGTAGTAGTCAGGGTGATAACCAGTCAGGTCGCCCCACCGAGGATTTTCCCAGCCTAGAAAAGCGATGCGCCACTGCTTGGGCTTGCTGGCCCACACTGTGTGTTTGGAAAACCCGCTGCGCGGGCTGTTGGTCTGGCAAATCCGGACCAGATGAAAATTGGCCCACTTTTTGGTCTGGTCCATACGGGGATTGTTCCCACAGTGGATCCGATAGCCGTGCTTTGAGTAGTATTCCATCAATTTATAGGTTCGTTTTGAATAAGCCATTGTTTTTACTCCTTTTTTAGAAGTTGCTCGAGCAAACCGGCCAAAATCTGCTCGAGCTAAATTTTGTGTCTTAGTCCATCTCGTTCAGGCCGAAAAAGCGGACCAAAACCTCGCGTAATTGTCTGGAAGTTGCGGTCTCACAAACTACGACATATTCACGCTCTCTTAAAGAAAACAGATGAACGACGGGCTTGCCAACACCAATCATATCATCGAGTTCGAGAGATCGACTATCTCTGCCCGGTGCCCAAAGCTGGACTTCCAAGTCTTTTTGTGTCTCAGCGAATAGTACCTGAGTGTTGGGTGTCGCCTCGTTGGTCAAATCCCTTAGTTCTTGATAAGCCGCTGTCCATATTTCTTTGAATTGGCTCATGGTCATCGGCTGCGCGTCTCGTGTACAACCCAGAGGGTCAGGGGTTACAGGTTTTCTGGTTGATCTGGGTGGAATACGGCCGCTGTCGCACCCCTGTTCTACAAAGGGATACCTTATTCGTTTATCATGAGTTTTCGGCGGTTTCACTGCGGGCATAGTCGGAACAGATTTGGGCGGGGGCAATCCCGCATCGTAGTCGAATTCGCAAAAATCCCGCATCGTAGTCGAATTCGCAAAAATCCCGCTCGGGCAGTGGCGAGCTGAGTATTTCGGGAGATTCCGGGTTGGTTTTGGCTTGACCTTGCGCCCGAGGAATTCGTCAAAGACCGTCGGTTCCCAGTCCTCTACCGTCCTTTTGACTTCGCCTAATTTCATTTTGGTGTCGTTGACTGCGTGCATTACTTCAAGGAGACCTCGAGCACGATTAGTTTGGTAAGTCCTTAATATCTCGTTAGCCAGGCGTTCAAGGCAACCTAATATTGCAGAGAGGGCATGGCCCAGGGCAGTCAGCTCATTGAGTTGAGACTCAGTCAATTCATAGTCGCTATTCGATGTCGATGTCGTTGTCATTCTCTTTCCTCCTTTGAATAGTGATTTCCAGGGTGCGCCACTCAAGCAGAAAGGCCAATGGCGCTTTCGACATGGCCAGGTTGTGAAGATGGCTAACTTTTTCATTGGGGTCTGTGGTAGCCAGCGGGCAGATTTGGTTGTGGATTTCACCGGGATGAGTGGTATCGCGGAACCGGACGATCCAACCCGGACACGCTGGCCCTGCGTGCTCATCGTAAACAATTTTTACACTTTTGGTCATGGCACTAATCCTTTACGGGTCTGTCTAAACGGTAGGCTTTTGCTGCGGCCCAGAAAATCTCATAGGGATTCTCACCTTTAGCCATAGCGGATTCAGCTTTGCTTAGAGCATCAAGAGTATGGTCAAAGCGCAAAGTGATGCCTTCCCAGCTGTCCCACAGTCGAATATTGCCTCCTTTGATTTCGGCACAGGTTAATTGGTGCTCATAAGCACCTAAGGCCCTATTGATAGCTTTGTTGACGAGTTTTTCACGGAGTGTGGTCATCAGACTAACCCCCCTTTTTTATTTAGAATTTTGCCCGTAAGCCGTTGCCATAGACCAAAAAACTTCATAGGGATTACCATCGGTATTTGCGGCATGTTCGGCTTGTCCGAGGGCTTTGAGCGCTTGTTCAAAATTCAGAATGATGCTTTCCCAATCGTCGTAAAGACGAATATTACCGTCTTTGACTTCTTCGCAAGCCAGTGAAGTACATGGCCCTTCATGCTCATGATTGAGCTTGGCCCTATTGATAGCCTTGTTGACGAGTTTTTCACGGAGTGTGGTCATTTTGAGTACCTTCACATTGCGCTCGATGGTTATTTTGACTTCGTCCCAGTTGTCGAAAAAGAGCGCTGGCGCTTGAATCTTGGCGTAGGATTTCAGGGTTTTCTCGGATTCTTCTTGGTCTTCAAAGGACAGAGCCCAATCCTCTTGAATGACTCTGCTGTTTGGGCTGTCATCGTGATAACGAGCAAACCAACCGGGGTTTTCAGGGTCACTTGTAGTATCAAAGATGATTCGGACCGTTTTCATTTTGGATACCTCCATTTTGTTGTGTGTCTAAATCCATTCTAGCAATGGTGGCTTAGTTGTCAACCCTCTAAGCCACTTTTTTTTTCTTGAGACAAAATGAATGCTTTTGACTCGGTTTAATAGGTATTAATAGGGTATTGTACTTTGATATGTTTTCGCGGACGGAAAAATAAAAAAATAAACATAAGAATATAATATACATATAATTATAGCAGTATAAGTGTAATAGTATATACGTAATACGATATACATATACTATAATATTCCCCCATGAAGGAAACTTATGTTTCTTTTTTTTTAAAAAAACTCAAAAAAAAATCAGAGATTTCAAAAAGGTAGTAAATGGGACTATTATGATTTAAATAGAGTCACTATATGATTTAAATAGAGTCATAGTGATTCATTGAAGGCCTTGACATCCCTGTTCTATCACCTTAGAATCTACTGCAGAAAGTGAGGTAATAAAATGAATTCAATTCATCCAAAAAGCTCAAAATATTTAGGCTTCATTACGATGAGAGAAGCGAGTGAATTGCTGGGTGTTTCACGTTCTACCCTACTCAGGTGGATGAAAGCGGGTATACTGGAATACACGAGAACGCATGGCGGTCATCGGCGAATTAAATATAGTGCCCTATCACGCTTGGCCGAAACCAATCTAAATTCAAAGGAAAAGAATCCAAAATACAATAAGCGTAAAGCAACAGGAGCCGCCGCAAAATGGGCACAAAGGAAAAAATTACTCGAGAGTATTGAGAATCAGTCTTCGCAGTCCAAACAGTTAGAACGACCAGAGGGTTCTGAGAGTCCCCCTGCGGATTCTCCACAACCCCAAAAAATCGAACAACCTTGGCATGGGTTCCTCGAGCGCAAGCCTGAGGATTTGCGCACAGAGGGATCTAGACAGGAGGTAGCGGCACTCCTGCCCTATTGTAAACAATGCGGCGGGGACATGCTCTATGGTAGTACCGGGTTTCGCTGTGATGCGTGTGTCAAGCGCACCCTCTTGGAAATCCCCGACACTTCTGACACTGTCAACACTGTCGACGATGATCCCCTGGGTTTAGGGGATTTGTAGATTTCGTAAGTTTCGTAGATTCCAGAGATATGGTCGATTTGGCTTGATCCCTCCTTAATTCCACTCTACGATAAAACCAGAAAGGCGTTTGGTGCGATATGGCCGTACGCAAAAGCCCAAAGGGTGGCTGGCTCGTAATCTCTGAAAAAGGCAAAGTGCTCCGTGGACCGTTTAAGACCAAGGCCGAAGCGGAAGCGGCGCTCAAGGAGATCGAAATGTTCAAGCACATGAGGAAGAATGACAAAGAGTGAACGAAAGAAGCAATTGCGCGAGGAGATAGACGAGCATCTGGACGCACTGGGTGCGCCTCCTGTGCATATACAGCTGGCCAGTTATTCAGCGGGTATTGATCCTTGCGGTGTCGTTAGCCAGTTGTGGGAGCTACTCGAGCAGTGTCATCGATACCGGGTTGACGGTCGACCCCGGGCCACGGATTGGGAACGACTGTGGGACCATGTCACGGAGAATCCAGCGCTACGAGGTGGCGTAGTCGACCGGGAATTGCGGCTATCGGCGACCAAGGAATTGATGCCTTATTTACACGCTAAACTCAAAGCCGTTCATGTCAGCGGTGAGTTGTCTCATCTCGTGAGTGTAGAGCCATTGACCGATGAAGATATTGACAAACTCAAAGAACGGATGAAGAATGAATTCTGAAATTTATGCCGGGTGTGCGCGAACCGCGGATAGCGCACCGAATTTCCCATTGACGAATGTGGCGATAGCTGACCGAGCAAGGTTAGGCCCGGCTCGTTTTTTACCCCGGTGTCGCGGGCACGGAGAGTCAATGACATGGCGGCCGACCGTGCAAGATCGCAGACGCCCCCCAAACCTGTCTAGGTCACGGAGAAACGCAACCCAATTCATCGGGCGATTGGGTTGTATTAGCTGGTTTGAATCCAGCGCGGCACCGGGGTAATCTATGACCAGGGTTGTCAATCCTGAGGCGATGATTAGGGTTCTTGATGAATATTCATACGCTGAATTGAGGGAACTGCAATATCTCTGTCGCGAAAAATTCAGGACATTTGCTAAGGTCTTTTTTCGTGAGCGCACCGGTTATCCGCTCATCTGGAATTGGCACCATGGTGTACTTTGCAACACTTTGCAGCGGGTTTTCAGGGGCGAGATTACTCGACTCATTATCAACCTGTCCCCAGGGTTTACCAAAACTGAATTTATTTCTAAGCTCGCGAATGCTTATGCGTTTTCGCAGAACTCGCGGGCTAAAAATTTGCATCTCAGTTATTCGGCCGATCTGGCCTGGGACAGCTCAACAGCAGTCCGAGACATAGTCACCTCGGACCTTTTTCAGGCGCTGTATCCAGGTATGCCCCGGATAGACACCAGGTCAAAACGAACGTGGCGCACTGAGGGCAACGGTATGATGGTTGCGGGCAGCATAGGTGGCCAGGTGACCGGGCAACGGGCTGGCCGGATGGAACCGGGATTCCATGGTTTGATGACTATTGATGACCCGACGAAACCTGAAGACATGTTCTTTCAAACACTCAGGGCAAAACGGAACCGTGTTTTCAAAACAACGTTGCAGAGCAGGGTTGCCCGGCCTGAGGTTCCCGTGATTCTGATTATGCAGCGCCTCCACGAGGACGACCCAACGGGTTTTCTGCTCAAAGGGGGTACTGGTGAGAAGTGGCATCACTTGGTAATCCCGGCTGAAATTGAACAACAGCAATGGGCCGAGGGATACCCCGAGGAATATACTCATGGAATCCCCATCCGCTATTTGGCTCCGCTCGGCTATACCTGGCCACTCAAAGTATCAGGTGAATTCGCCGAGGCGCTCAAGGCTGATTTGATGATCTGGTTGACTCAGTTCCAGCAAGAGCCAACCGCGGAAAAAGGCGAAATCTTTCACGATGATTGGTGGGTTCCTTATGAGGAGTACGATCCCATCAATAACGTAATTCGGTTCGAAGACGGTACCGAGGTACGGGTTTTGTACAAATCAATCTACGCAGACACGGCTCAAAAAATTAAAGAGAGAAACGATTTCAGCTCACTACAGGCTTGGGTCTATTTGACTGACGACCGTATCGCCATAATCGACAACGACACGGACAAGTGGGAAGCGCCCGATCTCGAGGAAAACTTTTTGGCCTTTTGTGACAGACACGCCTTTCAGGCTGGTGTCAACAACATGGGTGTCCGGACTCGCAAGGTCGAAGATAAATCAAGTGGGACTGGGCTTATCCAAGCGATTAACAAAGTGAGGGGTATCGATTGGGTGGAAGGTATTCCCCGTGATACCGACAAAGTTAGCAGAGCGAAAGGTTGTGCCCCGCAAATGAAACGGGGCAAGGTGCTTGTGCCGCGTTCAGCGCCCTGGCTCGAGGGATACCTTAAAGAATTTCATCGTTTTAATTCGGCGATGATTCATAAACATGACGACCAAGTCGATGCGACCATGGACGCGATTGAGGATATGCTCATCGGGACTCCGATGATTAACTATGCAACTGTGATAGGCGGTAACTAGATGGCAACGATTCATTGTCACGTACAAGTGGAGCAGGCGCTTGACCAGCTGGGACTCAAGCAGGGATCAACCCCATGCACTCCGGGTTCGGCCTTTGGCGAGGCCAATGTTGGGGCCAATGTTGGAGTAGGGGACGGCGAGATCTATCGCGATAAGGTTGGGGTGACCCTGAATTTTCGAACACTCAAGGCTGGCACCAATATCACAATCGGTACCGCAGGTGACGAAGTAACCATCAATTCTACGGCCGGTGGAGGTAATGTTATTGGGCCAACTCCACCCGCGGAGCCTAAAAGTATCGCCACCTTTGCCGATGCAACTGGTCTCATTTTGGATGATAATCTCATCCGCATCGACACAGCCAGTGGAGGCGCTATTTTGCCGGCTCGGGCTATCCAAGCTCGGGATGACGAAGTGTCACCGAAGTGGCACGATCTTATCGCTGCAGATAAAATCACAGGCGTTGAGGTCATCGTAGGCAATGTCCTGGATCGAATAGTTGTCCGGGCAGTCCAAGACGTAGAAGCGGAAGGTTCAGGAGGTCGGGGTCGAATTATCCAAGAAAAGATTTCAGTAGATTGGGAAGTTGAAAAGGCGGGATCTATTTACTTGCCCACCGAGCCCAATACAAAACGGATATTCCGTTTGGGTACTGGGGGAACGAGTGGATCTAAATTTGACATCTACTGTGGTTCTATCGACCCACAAGGCGCTGTTGCAGCTGCACCCGGGTCACTCTATGTTCGGGGCGATGTCGCGCTCAGTAATGCCTCTATTTATCAGCACCAGGGCACCACGGTAACGAATTCGGATTGGGTTGAAGTCGGATTCAAAGGCGTTATCACTGCGTCTGACGTGATAATCGACACGACGGGTGTTTCGCCCCCCTGGGACAATGTACAGGATTCTATAAAAGCTTTTGGAATGGCCGGGACAGCGCAACACAATAGCCCCCACATCAGTGATGCGGGCAGTGGGCAAATCAATGTGCAGTCCGGTTATGGTTTTTTTCGTGCCACGGACAACCCCGAATTGAGCCTCTATGCCGGCGGATGGCCACCGTCCAGCGGGATTTCGATACCTACGGGTACAATCCGCTATGTGGGTGCGGAATACAATGCAGGTTCACCCCAGGTCACGGTACGCACGTCCGAAAATTTCAATGGGCACACTGATTTTCGCTTAGGGACTGTGGTAAACGAAGGGGGCACACTGCACATACTCAATAATCCCCAGTATTGCTCAGATTTCGGTGAGCGGACGTTTCACCGATTTTTCGAAACCTTCCCGCTCAAACGCGCTGATCGTTTAGGGGGTATCATCCCGGCGGGGACAGGGGTTCGGTATCTCACTGTCTCGATTGGTGAGCTGTATGACGGATTCAATGAATTTGTGATTAGCGCGATCGATACTTCGGGCACAGACACTTTCGATTCTTATTATCGGGACGGTTCTGGGGGCTGGACGAAAACCGCTTCGCAATCTCAGTGGGACAATGCCAACTATGATGACGGGACCGGTACTTTGAACAGTTTGGGTGTTGGGAAGTATGGTATCCACTGGCTCTATATCGAGGCAGACAGCAACCTGGTGCTGCTTTACGGTCAAGATCAATACAACACTGCAGCTGAGGCGGAATTGGCTTCCGTGCCTGCCACAGTGCCTTTGAGAATTACGGCTCATGGTCGATTATTAGGCCGTTTGATTTTTCAGCAAGGCGCGTCAAGCCCGCTGGCCGTAGACAACGTTTGGGACGAAGTGTTTACGGGTTCGGCCAGTGGGGGCGATGTATTCGGACCGACCAGCGCGAGCGACGAAGCGGTGGCTAGATTCGATACCGGTACCGGGAAATTGATTCAGAACTCCACAGTGCTCATTGATGATACAGGGCATATTTACGCTGCAGCTGCGGATACAACTTCCCCCGTCGGGCTGAAAACCACAGGTACCAATGGGGGAACGGCCCGGATTTACATCGGCGATCGTTCGCCCGAGGGCAATGTGAGCGCGGCCCCGGGCGCGTTCTATATCAAAGAGGCGGGGTCAGAGTCACGACTCTACCAACACCGCGGCACGTCGACGGGTTCCACAGGCTGGGTCGACCTGACTGCAGTGGGTGGAGGTACCGCGGTCAACATCGGTTTCTATGCCTATCGGACTGGGTCAAACCAGACATTGAGCACTGGTGTCGAGACTACGGTAGGGATGAACAATGTCCGGGACGATGCTGGCAGTGATTTCACTACGAGTTTAACAGACAGCTATTTTACTTGTCCAACTGCAGGTCGATATGTTTTTTCAGGTTCGCTTGAGCTGACCTTGGCCGCAGCGGGTAGGGGTGAAACACGGCTCTATTCCTCGGTTCATGGCAGGGTTGCCGAGTCCAGCGATCACGAGAATACAGCGGGTACGGTAAAACCTAGTATCTCGACAGTGCTCTATTGTGACCAAAACGAGGTAATCCGACTCAAAGCGTGGCAGAATAGCGGGTTCACAGCGACAATTCAATTGGCCTATTCGCATTTTTCTGGCGCTCAAATAGTCCAGGTATAAAGGGGTTCCCATGGAAATTATCGTTATGAAGGACAGTGACCTTATCGTCGATTTCGGCGATTTGGGAGAATCACAAGCCACATTGACATCACAGGGTCGTTACAATGCGACCTATCATGATTTCGTGACTGCAACGCCTACGTATCCCTCAAACCCTACGACTTTTCGGGCTTCTACAGATTGGACAGACCAAGAGGCCTGGTATTGGGACTCAGGGTCGAACAGTTTCGTCATCCCGAAGATAATGACAGGCTGTCAGCATTATACCCATGGGCACAAAACCCGGTCAGATATGCTCGACATATCATCGCCAAAAATCGGGGACACAGTTTGGTGTACAACGTACAATCGGATGTTTTGGTGGTCAGGGAATACCTGGCAATGTGACCAGACAATTGAAGGAATAAATAACAGCGGTTTTACGATTTACGAAGGGGATGTTGTTGTCCCAAGCGCTGTTGTTGATGATGCCTATGTAACTACTACAACGGCTTATCATCCCTCAGTATCTGGTGTGGTAGTAGTTGGGGCATCGAATGGTAATTGGATGACTATCGCTGTCCAAGGGATTTGGAAGGTGTTCGTTTATGGTCTATTAAACGAGGGCGAACATTTAGCTACTTATTCAACACATGGAAATGCTCAAGGAGTCGGTGGCCCACCTGCCTCGGTGAGCGGTCAATTTGCTACAGCTAAGGAAGATAAAACAGCGTCACCAGTTGCGACGATAAAAGCTCAAATAGGAATTTTGGCCCATTACTAGGGAGGTCTATTATGGGTATTGAAATGTCAGTAGTAGGACACGCACAAGGTATCAAGATGCGCAATCAAGTATTGCGTCGAATCTATGATGCCCTGACTGATTTAGATTCAGAGATTGATGATGGGGACACTGAGCCCGCTTTTGCTGGGGCTACAGCAATCGCTGACCCCGATCGTGGGCTCATACAAATAAAGGTCAACGATAGACGATTTGACATTATAGTTGTACCTCATTTCAGGTGACAACTGAGTCAAGAAAGGGATGGGAACATGGCATTAGATGACACTTGGGGTTGGTTAACAAATAGACCGGGAAGATCACTTTCGTTTTTTCTTACCGAAGACGGAACCCCAACGGGTAACTATAATATGACGGGTGATTATTCAGTTACACCGAAAGATTTCTTCATTCAACCCGCAGTTGGACTGGTTTATCAGCTTTTAGGACTCAAGGTCTTTATGACCCTGAAACCTATTCCTAGTAAAAATTATTATGGGGAGATAGTGGGAGGTCTTACTAATGGAGTCTCACTTATTTATCAAAGGGGTGCTTATGAAAAGGAATTATTACCCCTTGGACCTGCAAAGAATAACGCGGATTGGGTAATCGCAAATGCGACCCGGATAAATCCGATGCTTGACGGAGCAGCAGAGCTTAATGTATTCGAATTTGATTTTCGACAACTTTTCAGTTTGTCGCAACCTCTATTTGGAGAACAAAACGACCGTTTCATTGCTCGACTAAACGACGATTTTACTATGCAGACCACACATATGATCATGGTAAACGGCCTTAGTCAAGCGCTTCACAGGGATCAACAATTATGACAAAAGCAGACAGAGCCGCGGAATTGACATTTTTCGATTCGTTTTTCAACTTGGTCGCTCAACTTGGGACTCAAAAGGATAAACGAGCCCATGGTGTTTTCGGGTACCGGGAAATCGATGATCTTGAGCTTGAAAATATGTATGAGTATGACTGGCTGAGTGGCAAGGTCATTGATATTCCCGTGGATGACGCAACGCGGAAGTGGCGAACGATAACAGCGCCGTCTATCGAAGATCGATTACAGACAGTGCGAGACGCTGAAAAAGCGATAGGCATCAAACGAATTGTAAATGAAGCGCAGAAATGGGCTGATCTTTATCGTGGCTCTGTTGTTGTGATGCTCCTTCGTGGTGATACGGACGTTGAGGAACCCCTAGATTTAAACCGGATTAGAGAGGGAGACCTTGAGCGTTTAGAGGTTTACGATGCGACTCAAGTTTCGCCCCATGTCGAAAATGTCAATGATATTACTGCACCCTATTACCGTAAACCTTCGCATTATTCGATTGACGGCGCGCATATGATTCACACTACCCGAGTATTGCGTTTTGACGGTGTCAAACTCCCTTGGCGGGCCGCGGCTCGTAGAGCTTATTGGGGTGCGTCGAAACTGCAGCGGTTTTATGATGCTTTGCGTAATTCCCGGTCAGTCGTTGACTCAATTGCCAGTATGGTTTTTGAGGCCAAATTGGATGTGATTAGCGTGCCCAATCTTTATCAGGAGCTGGCCTCGCCTCAGGGATTTACGAAAGTCGTTGAGCGGTTTCGCCTGGCTGACCAGATCAAGTCCTTTAACAACACGCTTCTGCTTGATGCCAAAGAGGTTTTCCAGCGGAATGCAACTCAGTTTGCTGGCCTGGGTGATTTGATGACCCAGTACATGGTTCAAAATTCAGCGGCCGCGGACATCCCAGTTACTCGATTATTCGGACAGTCGGCCAAGGGACTCAATGCCACCGGTGAGGGTGACGAACGGAACTACTATGATCGGATTTCGAGCGATCAAGAGGTCAAACTCAGCCCACCGCTTGAGCAATTCGACGAAGTTTTTGTGCGCAGTACTCTTGGGTTTATGCCCGAAGATTGGGGCTATGAATGGAATCCACTGAGACAGAAAACCCAAAAGGAGACATCGGAGATCGAGGATAAAAACAGCCAGCGGGATGAGCGGTATCTACGCAACGGGGTAGTCACTGAGGCCATCGTGGCCAGTCAACTGCAGGAAGACGGGGTATATTCGGGCATTGATGACGATTACGTCAATACTCTCAGGGACTTAGAATCACTGGAATCCGGTACCGATGACCAGGGCCAAGGCCAAGGCCAAGGCCAAGGCCTTGGCCAGGATTGGGGGAAAGATACCGACATGGATACCGACACGGACCCCTTGGGCTTGGCTACTTTGGAGGTATGAAATGGAACCGTTGACTTGTTTTATAATCGGACTTGTTGTGGGGACTCTCATCGGAATGAGTTTTTCGAAATGGTGGATACTCAAAGAACTCGAATATAAAGCGGAAACTGGAATTGATATGTGTGAAGGTGGGAAGTTTTTCACTGTTCGCAGAAATTACGAACGAGAGCGTAACAATTAGATGGGCCTGGGCCTCACACCCGGTGAACTGAAACGGTTGCGACTCCGGGCTGCGGCGCGTAAACAGGGACAACCGACCCGAGGTGAGGGCATCGAACCACCCCGGTCAGTGGAGGCCTCTTATTATCGTTCCCTTAGGGCCATCGTGCGCAAGCTCGAGCAGAGAGTAAAACGTAAAATTATTCCACTGCTCGAGCAGTTCGAGTCTGAATATGTTATCGATAGTCCTTATTCTGTTCAACAAATACTCTCGGCTGCGGTCACTGATCTCGAGCAAACCCCTGTGGTGCTCGAACGCGAACAACAGCGCATCGTTACCAAATTGGCCAACGGAACGGAAGCTTTCAATAGGGCTAAGTTTCTAGCCGATCTCAACCGTATTCTGGGAGTATCCTTGCGGGACATAATCACCCGGGAAGGAATCGCTTTTCAGGTTGGACAAAGCATCGAGGCCAATATCGCGCTTATCAAGTCGATACCCGAGCAGTACCATGAGAATCTACGCAACATAATCAATGAAGGTATTGACCAGGGTGACAACGCATTTTCGATTCGAAAACAGATTTTGGAACTTGGTGAAAGCACTGCAAAACGGGCCAAATTCATTGCCCGTGACCAAGTGGCCAAGTTAAATGGAGCGATTACGCAGGCGCGGCAAACTCGACTCGGTGTGACACATTATTTCTGGCGCACAAGTAAGGATGAACGGGTGCGGCCAAGCCATAAGGAAAAAGAGGGCAACCGTTATGCTTGGGACAGTCCTCCTGCGGATACGGGCCACCCGGGGCAAGATTTTCAATGCCGTTGCTCTGCTGAACCGGACCTTTCCGGTGTTTTAGATGAGCTGAACGTTGCCGCTTAAATTTAGAAATCTCATAAATTTCATAGATTTAGTAATTTCCTCGTTTTGCGAATTATGTTGACTGTGGCGAAATACAACGCTATTTTCAAAAGAGGAGCATGAAACATGCCAATTTTTGTCGATGTTGGCGAAATCACTACCCGAGCAGAAACCCCCGAGGGGTTTTTGTCCGTAGTAGCCGATTTTGCACGGACCGGAATTCAGGAATATCATGCAGGTGAGCTGATTCGCAAAGACCTACCGCCACAATTTCAAGACGATCCACACCGTATTATTCGGATTTTGCGGCCGGCCCAAGAGGTCTTTGAACAAGAGGCCATGAAATCGTTCGGTCAGCGGCCGGTTACCAACAATCACCCCGCGAGCAAAGTAGTTGATAAAAAGAATTTCAAACGAGTTGTCGTTGGGACTTCAAAACATAAAGTGGAGCGCAACGATGACAAACTCAGGGTGGGCCTGGTAATCCAAGATGCAGATGCGATCGAAGACGTCAAGAGAGGGAAGGACCGCCTATCAGCTGGGTATTCAGCGTCTCTTGTTTGGGATTCCGGAACTGACCCGCTCTATGGCCCGTATGATGCAATTCAAACTCAAATTCGCGGCAACCATATTGCCGTAGTCGATTCAGCTCGGGGCGGTCCCGAGATACGAATAAACGATTCGTGGCCATCGGCCACCAAACCAAAGGACAAACCCAAGATGGCAGAGAGAAAAATCAACGGTATTGCCATCGAGTTTACTGATCAGGGTGCGCAAGCGGTGGACCATATTTTAGCTGAGACGAAAAAGGTCTCAGACGAAGTGGCCACCCTTCGGACCCAGATAGCAGACGCCAATAAAAAGGCTGAAAAACTGCAGGGTGAACTCGATGCGCAAAAGGCCGCTCAATTGACTGACGAGCAAATCGAGGCCAAGATCACTGAGCGGTTGAATGTCATCGATGCAGCTCGAAAACTGTATCCCGACGTCGAAACCGCGAATAGGTCGCTTACCGAAATCAAGGTAGCGGCAATCACCCATGTCGATAAAAACCGCAATCTCGAGGGAAAATCGGCTGATTACGTTGACGGGATGTTTGAAACTTTTGTTGCAAAGGCCCCGGATAAGTCCAGGGCATCGATGCGACAAGCAACCCAACATGCCGATGCAGCCAGCGGGACTCAGACCCCGCCGGACATTGCAGGCGATGCACAACGCGAGTTCGCTAAACGCAACGCTACGGCCTGGCAATTTGAGAAAGGGGGTGAGGCATGAGCGTCCAAACCACCTACGAATTCAAACAGCCCCGAGCCTATGCAGGCTTACAAGCGGACAACAATCCTGTCCGCTCGATTTCGCCATTTGCCGAGTCAGGCCCAATCCCCTTTGGGCGGGCTGTGCAAGAAGGCACTGACGAAGATCAAGCGGTCATCGGCACGGGTACTGGTTTGTACCTCGGTATCACAATGCGCGTTCACAACGAGGAAAACAGCGCGGCCGGGGTCGAATCGGCCCAGTACACAGATAAAGAGCCCATGGCTGTGATGCAAGAGGGCACGATCTTTATCAACCTGGTAAACACGGGTGCCAAGGGTGATCCTATCTACTCAGTAGATGTGGATGGAACAATTGGCGCGGGTACTGCTGTTGCGGGTCAAACGCAGATTCCCGGCGGCGAACTCCTTGAAACAGTAACCTCGGCCGATACGATTGTACCGGTTCGACTCAAATCGGAGTAGTTCAACGGTTTAAGTTGAACCCCCCTATTAAGGAGATAGCACAATGCCAAGAACACGATTTGACGATCATCTGGACGCTCTCAAAGCGATGGGCTTCTGGATCCCGCAGCCGGCCGTTGTTCAACAGATCATGGCTGATGGTGTATTGCCGCGAGGCGATTTCGCGGATGCCAGTGGCCAGGTCTTTTTCGCTCGCCAACTTGAGTATATCGAGGCTCAAGTCTACAAGGTGCTCTACAGTGACCTGAAATGGCGGCAACTTTTCCCGATCGATACCAGTGTACCCGAAGGAGTGAAGTCCACGACCTATCAGGTTATGGACAAGGCCGGTCAATCCAAATGGATCAACACCGGGGCCAAAGACATCCCCAGGGTCGACATTGCTGGCGCTGAGCAGACTGACCCAGTACACTGGGGTGCCAACAGCTACGGCTACAACATCGGTGAGCTGGCCAGTGCTCGGCATCTGGGCATGAACCTAGACGCAGCCAAAGCGGAAGCATCCAGACGGGCTCATGAACAGATGATGAGTGATGCCGTATGGCTGGGTAACACCAAACTCGGATTCACCGGTATTTTCACCACTGGCAACGGAATTCCCCGTACCACGGTGCCTACAGGCGTTGGCGGTGTGACTTGGGATCTCAAGACCCCAGATGAAATCCTGGCTGACATCAATCTCGGTTTCAGCACAGTAGTCGAAGACACCAAAGAAGCGGAGATTCCGACGCATATGTTGTTGCCGACCAAACAGTACAATGACATTGCCACTCGGCGGTTGACCGATACCGCTGAGACGATTCTCAGCTATGTCGTCCGGACATCCCCCTGGATTGCCGGACCGGACCGCATTGTTTCCGTCCCCGAGCTGGCAGGGGCTGGCACAGCGGGTGCGGATGCATCGCTCATCTACACTCGAAACCCGAGCAAAATCCAAACGATTATCCCCAAAGACATCTCATTCCTGCCCGTTCAGCAGATTGGGCTCGAATACGTAGTCTATTGCGTAATCGTTTTCGGCGGTCTCCGAATCCGGTACCCGCTTAGCGCTCATATCCTAGAAGGCATCTAAGCAAAGAGACGTTTAACCAAAAGCCATAGCCCGAATAGGCTAATGGGAGAAAACATGAAGATTGAAAACTGTACCGCAGATCCCCGAAACCTGGTAACCACGTTGCCGTCGGGTGTACGGGTAACAGTGCGGCTAAAACCAGGCGAAATGTCTAAGGACCTTGATCCAAAAGTGATCGATATTCTTAGACAAAACAAGGCCGTGGATTTGCTGTTCAAGCAGCGCCTAGTGAGGGTAGTTAAACCTGGGGAAAAACCCCGGGCCGTAGAACCGCCAAAACCCCGCACACCATCAAAAGCCGCGGTTGCGCAAGCTGAGACCGCCAAAAAAGAGGCCAAAGAGCAAGCGGATGCGGTCAAAAAAGTGGCTAAGGCCAAGGGCAAGTCCAAGGCCAAGACCGGAAAACTCGACATCGGAGTGTAAGCAGTGGCCATAAACCCCACAGATTTCAAAGCCCGTTACCCCGAATTCCTGGCAATCGATGATTCGAGAGTACAATTCTACCTTGATGACGCATTGCTCGAAGTCGGGGAACAGGCTTGGGGTTCTATGTACGAAAAAGGGGTTTTCCTCTTAGCCGCACATCTCCTGCAATTGGAACTTGATCGTATCGAAGATGATTCCAGTGGTTCCGTAACCATGAATCGAGTCACCTCTAAAAAAGTTGGGGATGTCCAGGTCAGCTTTGCCCGGGCAACCGCGGATTCTACTGAAGACGATTGGTACCTATTAACCTCTTATGGAGTCGAATATCTACGTCTTAAAAAGCGCTTTGGCATGGGGGCTGTGGCCGTTGGAGGTTGGTAATGACCACAGAACTCAAATTCGAACGAGTCACCCCACCGGGCGAAGGCGTTGACGGCTGGATTGACCTGGCCAAAAAGCACAAAAGGCCTTTTATCAAAGTCGGTATCCTCTCAGGTACTGGCGAGCACCCAAACGCAAAACACGGACAAACACTGGCCGAAATTGCTTGGTGGAACGAATTTGGAACAATCAAAATCCCTGAACGTCCGTTTTTGCGGACGGGATTAAAAGAGAACATCACTAAATATCGAGTGATTTTGGGTAAGGGTCTGCGCAAAATCCTTATTGGCGATACCAACCCCGAACAAGTCCTGGGTATACTGGGCCTTGCCGCGGTGGCCGATGTGCAGGCGAAAATCGTTGCGGTAACCTCTCCACCTAATACGGAAGCGACAAAAGAGAAAAAGGGTTCTAGTTCCCCCTTGCAGGATACTGGAGCACTTAAGCAGCATATCAGCTGGGGTATTGTGGAGGGTAGTTGATATGCTGCGCTATTTTAAACGACAGAAAATCACAGTGTCTCTAATTCGGGGAGGTATCGGGGTCTACGTTGACGGGGAATGGATCCCAGCGTTTGAGGTTCCCGTAGATATTCGGATCATCGCTCCACAACCGCTCACAGCCAATGACTCTCAATTTCTTCCCGACGGAGAGCATGTTCGAGACTATCTACGGTCCTGGTCCAGTGTCAAAGTGTATCCACGTGAGGGTGCCGAGGATGCGGATAGAATTGTGTTTGACGGTGACCGGTACAAAGTGGTTCAGGCTGACAATCGATCGATTCTGGGTCGCTTCTATGCGTTCGAGATGCGCGTGTTAGAGCCAGGGACACTATGAGCTACGATACCGCGGTACAAGCTTGGATCATGGAAGTCACTGGCTATGATGACCAACACGTTTTTCGGTCACAACAGGTGGGTCAGCGACCCGAAGGGGATCATGCCACTTATCTCTGTATCGCGGGCCAGGACAGCGATTTTGCAGAGTGGGTTCGGGCTGAAACGGACCCAGTCAGCGACAACATTGATATGAGCTATGTGGCCCCAAAGATGCTCGTTTATTCGGTCAATATCTTCGCCAGTAATGGTGAGGCCCTGCTAACCTCCCTTTGGAAATCCCGGTATCTATTGGCCCCGCGGTTATTATTGCGCGCCGAAAATATGGTACTGCGAGTAAAAAGTAATAGCAATGAAGTGCCTACTGTCGGTGACACATCTTGGCGCCGACAGTATCACGCTGATTTTACATTTGGTGTTTTCACTGTCAGCAGTGAAGAAATCGAGAAATTATACACGTATCGACTCCAAGGAATTTGGACGATTCAACCAGGTGACGATCTAACGGTTGTCATCGATAACTGAGGAGCAAAGAAATGGCGACTATTGTTGACCATATAGATTTTCAGGCGATTTTGCAAACAGCAGTAGCGCCTCGTAAAACCTTCGGGGTTCAGCTTCTGTTAGTAGATGATACTCAAATCCCAGTTGATCTGCGTTTGCTGTATACCACTCCTACAGCGTGGGATGACGATTTCACTCTAGGGTCCATACCCTACGAATACGCGGAAGTATTTTTTGCCCAAGCCCTAGTCCCCGATACTCTCATGCTCGGCCGCTGGGTTTCTGCGGCCAGTAATCCACTGTTTGTTTGCGGCCCTGCATATGAAAAAGACTATGCCATTTGGGCAGCGGTCACAGACGGTGAATTCGCTGTCACAGACGGAACCAACACAGACGATGTTGGGCCGTGCAACTTCACTGGGGTGACTGAGCTGAGTCAAATCTTACCGATTCTCAATGCGGCCCTGGCTGCAGTTGCAGTCCCAACAGTTACCGGGCTCAACACGTTCGCGTTCGAATTGGACTCAGTAGGACGATTGGTTCTGCGCTCGAGTCAAACTGGCGCTTCCGCAGCATCAATCTCAATCACAGTCCACGGTACAGCGCTTGGAACTGATTTGTCTGCTGCTTTTATGGACGCAACCAACGGCACAAGCGTTGCCGGCCTAGATGCAGAGGAGCCCGAGGAAGCGTTGCAAGCTATCAGCGCGATTGACGATAGCTATTTCAATATCCACATCCGTGGAGCGAATGACACCCAGCAAGAAGCCCTGGCCGACTATGTCGAGACGCAAGAAAAGTTGCTCGATGTCGTGACCGTTGACCCCAATGCGATTTTGCCGGCAAGCGTCGACGACTTGCCCTACAACATGAAAGCGAAAAATCTCAAACGCACTCTGTGTATCTATCATGAGCACACAGATGAATTCCCTGATGCAGCTGCAGCTGGACGATTTTTGCCCGAGAAAGAGGGAACATTCCAATTCGAGTGGCAAGACCTGGCCAAAGTCAGTGACAGCGGGCTCCTTTCTCCACTCAGTGAGACAGCACGAACCGCGCTTAAGGACAAAAACTGTTCACACATTGAGCGTATTTCGCCTGTCACATTTCTCTACAATGGGCTCACATCCGGCGGTATCGAGAAACGTATCATGCTGGGCCGGGATTGGTTCGTGGCGCGAAACCGGGAAGACATTTTCACGAACCAAATCAACACCAAATTGGCCGCATTTGACAATATCACTCTAACGGCGCTTGAGGAAATTATCCGCAAAAATGGCACCGAAGCAATTACTCGGCGAATTCTAGTAGATACCCCAGAACGGCCGTTTCTCGTGACACTGCCAGATGCAGACGACATTGATGCTGCAGAGCGGGCAACCCATGAATTTGTCGAGCTGGAAGCTTTCAGCGGATACCTCAATGTGGCTATCCATGATTATAGAATTGTCGGTACCTGGACACTGTAAAATTTTAGGGCACTGACCCCAAAAAGGAGCACGAAATATGACAAAAGTAGCCTATGACCCGACCAAAGTTTCCATCGCGGTCAACGGTGTCGGGATTACCGGTTTTGCAGACGGCGATATGTTCACTGCCTCTTATGCAACCAACAAAACCTCTACTCACATCGGCACTGGGGGCGAGGGCCGATTCATTGTGAGTAAAGACGTCAGTGGCGTTTGTACGATCCGTTTAGCGGATTATAGTAATGCCAATGCAGGTCTACAAGTCGTGGACAAAACGGGTGTCCCCGTGGCTCTTACAGTCACAGACAAGACATCAAACGCCGATCTGTTTTTCACTGAGGCAGCTATGGTACAAAAGGTGCCAGATATGCAAAAGGGCAATGAAGCCAAAATGAACGAGTGGGTTTTCGAATTCGTTCGAGCTGACATCGTCCATTCAGGCGCGAAAGACATCGAAGTTTAAGGAGGAGTAATCAGCCATGTCACAACAGCGTAAATTAGCCCGAGAAATCCGGGCCGCACAAGGCCAATCACCTGCCGTGGATATTGACGGCAAGCAATACGTCTTCAGAAAACTCAAGCGGAAAAAATGTCATGAAGTCCTTTATAATCTAGTGGCCCCTTTCATTCGAATTGTGGCGACCCTAATTGAATCCGTGGCGTTGCCCATCGGTGAATTGATCCGTGGTGAAACAGAATTTGACTTTTCAAAAATGTTCAAATCTGAAAAATTCAACACGGATACTTTGGCAACGCTTTTAGATTCACTTCCGTTCGAACAGTATTGGACGCTCGCATGCAATATCCTCAATGATGTGGAGATCAACGGGACGCAGATGGGTGTGCTCGATGACAATGACTACTACGATGACAAGCCGCTTGAAATGTTAAAAGCAATACTCAAAGGGATTGAGGTGAATTACCCTTTTCTAAAGGCTTTAGTGCGGAAAAAGGAGCATGGGTCAAACGGTTCATCCCGGGGGAACCAGACCCAAGCGAAAGAGTAGACCCCGTCCCCAATTCGTTGGATGACTGGGTCTACCAAGACTTACAGGTTGCAAAATTTTTCGGTGTTTCTCTCGGGGAGATCGCCGAATGGTACAACGCAGATTTTTACGACTATTATGAATTCATGATGGTCCAAAACGAGTACGATAGACGGGCATTGAGAAAGGCGGACAGTGAGCGTTAAAATTGAGGAATTTGTTGCCCATCTCGGTTGGGAGGTAGACGCAGCCCAGCTCGAGGAATTCAATGCCCAAGTCAAGGACACAGTAAAGTTTTTCGCTAAAGCCGCTGCAGCTATCACAGGCGCTTCTGTAGCGCTTGCTGCTTTTACAGTAGCCACCAATAAACAAACTGCAGAAATGGCCAATTTGGCCGATTCTGTGGGTCTTTCCGTTGACGCTTTGATGGCCCTGGACAGCGTGGCTCAAGCCATTGGCAAGGACTCAGAGACAATCATCGACCTTGTCGAGGAGATGAATAACAAATTCGGCGAAATGGCCGCGCTTGGCAAAATGACCGCGGTTGAAGAGTCGATGAAAATCTTAGGGTTGAGATACAAAGAGCTTAAAGACCTGCAGCCTGAAGAACAATTCATCAAGATTCTCGATGCAGCCAAAGATCTCGAAGACCACCAAAAAGCAGTTGCTGGAGTCGACATGCTTTTTGGGGGCGAGGCCAATAAGATTCTCGGATTCATCCGGACGATTGATGGATCCCTTGACGATTTCATTGCGAAGCGAAAAGAACTTAATTTTCTCAGTAATGAGGGAATTCAACAGGCCATTAAATTCAATGTGGCTTGGGCGGATACTACCAGTGTCATAAAAACAGCTGGCGCTGAATTTGCGGCACTGCTCGGCAAAGAGCTTAGGCCGTTACTCGAGGAATTCGTTACTTGGGTTCGAGCCAATCGCGAGCTTATAAAAATCAAACTTGCGCTGTGGGCTGAACGGGTCGGCTGGTTTCTCAATGTAGTGTTCCGGACGCTCAAGTGGGGTTTGGTTGTTCTTCAACGAATCACTGCAGCATTCGGCGGACTCGAAAACGTCTTGGCTTTGATTGCCGGCATAATCACCGGTCTTGGGCTTGTTAAACTCATACAACTTTTTATCAAGTTGGCCCCACTGATTATGAAAGCGGTGGCCGCGGTCAAGTCTTTCGGCGTTGCTGGTGCCCTGTTGGGGACCAAATGGTTAGGCACGCTGGGCCTTTTGGCGCTTGCCGGGCTCGCAATTAATTCACTCATCCGGATGTTCGAGGGTCGGGATTCTCTGGTAGGAGACATCGGTGAGAAAACCGGTGAACAACTCCAAACTGCAGCGCATGCAATGGCTGAATGGTTTGGTTGGACCGGAGTAGAATATGACGCGTTTGTGGTTCGGTGGGTAGAGCAGACCCAAAAATTATGGGATTCAATATCTGGCTTTTTCAAGGAGATGTTTAATCTCGACTGGGCTGGATTATTTGAAGCTTGGGGTGCGACCTGGTCAATGGCTGTCAATAAACTTCGGCGATTGTGGCATGAATTCATCGCCTGGTTTTCAACGGCTGTCCCTAATGCGATTTTGAAAACGGCTCGAAAAATAGCGCGGCAAGTTTTTGAGATTGTCCGGCAAATTCCTGTAGTTGGGAAATTAATCACTGGACCCATTGAAGAAATTAGAGCAGGTATGCCGGGTTCCCCCGTTACAAGACAACGGCCGAGTCCCGGGGTGACGCAAACTATCAATCAAACTCGAGCTATGCAGAGCGCAATAACCAATGTCTCAAAACAAGGGGGCGATATTTACGTTACTGCGCCAATGTCGATTACACAACAGCCGGGGGAAAGTGGGGAAGCCCTAGCCCGACGAATACGCCAAGGCTTCCGTGAGGAAATGTCCCTAGCAATCCGGGATAACGACACGGGAATTGAGTACTAATGGGATTCGCACAGACATTACAGAACCCAAACGAATTGTGGAAAAGCATAATCCCCGACCCAGCGTTCATTGGGTCGGGGGATTCCGCGATTGAAATCGATGTGCTCAGAATTGACGAACGGGTCAACCGCTGGGAGATTACGCGATTTCCAGTCGAAAAAGGCCTCGACATTTCAGATGTCCGTTATAAGCTCCCCGATTTCGTTCGTATCGAGGGTACGCTGACTGATACGCAGCTTGACCCGCGTTCTATTGGAACAACGCTTTTAGCCACGGGCACTTTCGGTTTTGCCACTTGGCAAGACAAAAAGAAAGCTCTCGAGGAATTGGCTAATAGCAATGAGATAATTGAAATCACTACTCGGATGCACTTCTATCCGAAAATGCAGATCACATTCCTTAGAGCAATCCACGACAAGGACACATCCGGATGTTACCCTTTCGTTTTGGAAGCAGAGGAAATCCGGGTTGTCTCGAGCACAAGCGTTGACGTGGATCCGTCTCAATTGCCCAAGGAATTACAAGACAAGGAAACCGAGGGACAGAAAGAAGCCCGGAAGAAAAAGAAGAAACCAAAGAACAGTGGCAAAAAAGCCCCAAAGACAGCCACTGAAAAAGATGTTGATCCATTGAGAAAACTGGCCCAGTTAGCGGGGTTTGACGTATGACCATCGTATATCTACCTTTCAAACCCGAACCTGCGGATTACTTCGAAGCTGAATTAGAAGGCATCGCTTGGCAAATTTATTACCGTTGGAACGGTACGGACTCAGCCTGGTATATGGATTTGAGCAGTGTTCAAACGGGTACTACTCTTAAGGGCTTAAAACTTGTCAGCGGTTCCAATATCTTGCGTCCCCATGCTGTCACTGAGCTGGGGAAAATCTTTGTCGTAGATACAGAGGGCAAGGAGACCGATCCAAATTTTGACGATTTCGGCGATCGTTACAAAGTCCTTTACGTGCCACTCGAGGATGTCAATGACTATCCTCTTTAACAGATCTCTGCAGCTGGACATTTTTGCCAATAACCAACGCGTGACATTGGCCAAGTCTGGTGACCGTCCGGGAATCGATTCCTTATTTTTCGAATTCGATGTTTATGTCAGCAGAGACAAGGAGCCCAATCGAGCACAAATCGCGGTTTACAATTTGAATGAAACGAACCGAAATCTATTCAGCGGAGATCACCAAGGGGTTGAATTGTTGGCGGGATACAACGGTGAAACCAATTTGCTTTTCCGCGGTGTTACTACGAACGTTACTCATACCCATGAACGCGGATATTGGCAAACAATGTTCTATTGTGGAGATGGGGAAAAGGAATATGGGACGGCCAAGTTCAATAAATCTTATTCGGCTGGGGTTCTAATTCTGGTCATTTTCAAAGACGTCGCAACGGCGCTGGGTTTACCAAACGAGATAATTTTCGAAGACCCTTTCGCGACTCTGTTAAAAGGTCGTTCTTTTTCTGGCCTGGCCAAAGATGCCCTCGATGAGTTGACCAAAGATTACAAGCTACAATGGTCAATCCAACGGGGTACGCTCGAGATTACACCCCAGGGTTCGCCTGTTCTGTCCCAGCCTATCGCAACGCTTCTTTCAGCCGACACAGGAATGCTCAGTAGTCCTGAACTCATCGAGCGCCAAACCAAAGATAGAAACACGAAACGGGAGCGTAAGAAAAAGAGCAAGAGAGTTGAGGAGCGCATGATTGGTGTTCGAGTGCGGTCATTGCTCAATACAGAGATTTACCCGAATCGATTGATCCAAATCCTTCCACAGCGGACACAAACGGATACTTTGGGCAAACTCATGGAAGTCAAAATTCCAGAAATGACAGCGGAAGGAATTTGGCTGGTAGATAAAGCTCATTTCTTTGGCGACAATATGACCGGACCCTATGAAGTCGATGCAGAGGCAGACATTACGACACAGGTGATTGATGGTTGAGGTACGAAAAGAAGAACCAGGGGGCAAGGCAATCAAGACGATTTTTGATTTGCTTACCTCTAATCAACATACTTGCATGCCCGGGATTATCACTGAATTCAATGAAGTGGAACGAACTTGTTCTGTTCAGCCTGCCCTGAAACGTCTATTTACAGGCGAGGAAGAAACAGTGCTTTTGCCAATTCAAGAAGACGTCCCAATTCTCTTTCCAGGTTCAAATGAATATTATTTGGAATTCAAATTGAATAGTGGGGACGAAGTCCTTTGTATAGTGTCAGAACGAGCTATTGACCAATGGATTGAGGCAGGAGGACCCGTAGATCCCCAGTCTAGTAGACGATTTTCTTTGTCTGATATTATAGTAGTTCCCGGGCTCAAATCAAAGGTCAATGTCCAAGGACCAGTTGGGGAGGGAATTTCATTACGCAATGCAACGGGTAGTGTATTTATTCGTGTTAAATCCGATGTAATCGTAAATCAAATTGGGACAATGAAATTTGAAATCAAATCGGGTGCGGTTGCAGCAGAACCCCTTATCCCTTTTTCACCGCAACTTAATGATGTCCGTGCATGGAACGGCATAGGGGTACCACCTGGTTATGTATCTTTAGCGTGGCATACACATTCGGGTGTTACGCCTGGGGTAGGGGCAAGTGGACCGCCAATACCAGGACCTTAGGGTGAACTCATGGCTATTGATTTTGAATTAGCTGAAAATCACGATCTCAGTCTCGTTGAAGGAGACTTAGTATTAACTCGAGATCGACCCGAGGTATTGCAGTCAGTCAAAATTCGACTTCTATTCATTCGATTCGAGTGGGCCTATGACGCGTTTATTGGGATTCCATGGGCTACTGACATGTTTGATATTCGAGTGCCCATTGTTAAAAAAGAGGCCTACGTCAAAGATGGGATAACACAGACAGTAGGGGTCCGCGCCTTATTGGAATTTGAATTCAATATTGACCGAGAAAACCACGGGGCGTTTATCGCCTATACGGCAGAGACCGTTTACGGCCCAATCGAACAAGAGGTCACGATATGAGTTCTTTTACGCCAGATGGAATAGAAATCGATCGCTTTGATGATATTTTTCTCAAAATAATTGCAGACCTAAAAAGTCTGTGGGGTGATAATATCAAAGATACTCCGGACAGTGTTCTCGGGGGATTTACGACTATTTTTGCCGAAGCTGTTGCGGACCAAAACGAACTCATTGAAAGCGTTGTTTCCGCATTTCAGCCTAGCAAAGCTACGGGTGTATTTCTCTCGGAATTAGTTCGATTCAATGGAATCGATCGCAATGAACAAAAATTCACAACAGTTACTTTGAATTGCACAGCTGACCCAGGGACACCAACAACAATACCCGCGGGTTCAATTGTCGAAGACCCAGTGACTGGCATACAAGTACAAACCACTGCACCTATTACTATCCCTGCGGGTAATACCGACCCGGTTGCGGCCGAAGCACTTGAAGAAGGTGCAATTGAGATTGAGCCCAATACGATGACCAAAATCGTAACGGCTCAATTCGGCTGGGTCTCGGTTAATAATCCTGCTGCAGGAGTGACTGGACAAGCGGAAGAAAGTGATTCAGCTCTACGACTCCGACGTGATATTGCATCCGAACAAAAAGCAAGTTGCGGTGTTGCTGCAATTTTTACCGCTCTTTTTGATATTCGCGAAGTCACCGATGTGGCTGTCCACGATAACAAGGGCAGCTCAACAGATTTGCTCGGGGTGCCCCCAGGGCAGGTTTGGTGTATCGTCGAAGGGGGTACAGAGGCAGATATTATTGAGGAGATTTCAACACACTTAGCAGGCGGGATAGGAAGCTTTGGCGCTATTTCAGCGATATATAATGACCCCGTTACAGGTTATGCCGAAACCATTAATTATTCTCGACCGACTTTGCGCAATACTTGGATCATCGTCAATCTCACTCGCAATTCAAAATATCCAGGGGACGGCGATGATCAGATAATTAAGAAACTAGTCGACTATTTCGATGAGACTCAAAAACTCGGCACGGATGTGATTAATTCGCGTTTGTATTCTGTGGTGAATGAAGTTCCGGGGCACACAATCAATGCGATTTACCAGGGGTTTGCAGCAAGTCCGGGGTCAACTGCAGATTTAACGGTAGCAATCAATGAAAAAGCGATTACGGACGACACGAAAATAACTGTACCATAGAGGCACCAGAGGCACCATGGGCACTAGAGTAAACCTGGCAATAAGTCGAATAATAAGTCAATTCTCAGCGTCACAACGATACGCTGAATTGATGACAGTTCTGGTCACTCGGCTCGAGGAAGTAGACGCACTACTGGCCAGTCTGGCCACTGAGCGCTGGATTGATAGCGCCGAAGGTGTTTGGCTCGATACTGTCGGTAAGATCATAGGCATCCCTCGTTTTTACGGTGAAAATCTTGGCCCATTTTTCGAATACAAAGCCGCCTATCCAGGGACCAATGATCCGACAAAAGCATATAGTGCTTTGCCCGGGCCGCCTACAGGGGGACGCTATCAGTCTCTTTATGGAATCGATTCGGATACACTTATCGACGATGACACCTATCGCCGCTGGATAAAAGCCAAGGCAAAAACCACAGGCACTGCAGGGACTCTCCGTGATATTTGGGTTTTTATCAATGAGGCACTTCAAATCACGAATCACGTAGTCGAGACAGGGGGGACGCGTTTAGTCACAGTGACTACGCCAGCTCAGTTGTCTTCATGGAAACAGGCAAAAATTCGACAATGGAGTCCCGTAAATGCGGGGATTGACATTGCGTTCATATTTTGAGGTGAGTTATGGCCGACATCAATAAAACAGACCTTTGGGCAAACTTGGAAACACAGGTAGCCGAACCCCCTGGATCATTACAGGACTCTGGTTATGCGCCACTTGAACAACCATTTAACGAGCATCACAACTGGCTTTGGAATTCCAGAGACAAAATCCAGCATCAATTGGTTCAGGAGCGCAATTACAAACAGCACATGGCGTCAGGGATTCTGATTACGGACCAATGTGCCCAACGTTTCTACAATCGCGATTGGCTTCACCCCTATAGCGCAGTCAACACCTATACATTCCTATCTGGAAACCAACCACATTGCATGTGTCCGGGTTGGGATTACTCGCGCAATAGACCTTGTATTTTCGTCGGTCTAATGGACGAAGATGGGGTTTACCGTGTATTCAACGAAGATGGGGGCGGAATTGGCGCAGAATTCATCAATCTAGGCTTTCTCAATACTTCTCTCGAATATCCAGAGGCGCTTGTCTGTGAGGGCGACGCACTCTATGTGATGACTTTTGGCAATCCGAGTGGAAATATGTATTTCTATCGGTTTCCAATGAATCCGTTTAGTTCGACACCGACTTGGTCAACTTCGCACACTGGTTCGAATTTCAAAACTGGACTCGGCGAAAATGCGATGTGTATTGCAGGCGATTGGCTTGTTTATCTGTTGTCCAATCTGCCTTTAGGCAACAATACTATCCGCTTTATCCGCAAATCAGATGCGGGTGCTTTTCAACAAGGCGAGGGAAACGGCCTGGCTTTAGGTTCAAATTATCAGGTTACCCCGTCTCTGGTATCCAACGGTACCGAGGTTTTCTTTCAAGCAACTGACAATACGGCTACATTCCACAATTATCTCTGTGGTTGCGATGTTTCAAACCCTGCAAACGCTACTACCCCGTTGGGTGCTTGGACTGCTAAAGTTCTCAACGGTACTATCATCGGCCGCGGCGGTGACCTTATCTATGACGGACATCTAGTTCATTGTCTATCAGCTAATGGTCATGTTGGTTCTTACAATTGGCATCGTAATGTTTGGCCATTACTCAATGATGCAATGTGGCAATATGCCAGTGCAAAAATAACAGCCGGACCAACACGACAGAATCACGCGAATTTCGCTTTTGACGGTTTCTATGGTTGGGCACTCCTCGAATTTGACGGAGAGGATGCGGACAATCAAGCTTTCATTTCTCCGTGTCGTTTAGGCGACACTGCAATCGACTATAATACCTCCAATATTCCTATTGCTCTACAAGCACCTTGGCCAGAAATTATGCTCGGTGAGCCTAAATCCGCTGACCCCGTTAATTATCTGACTAAGATGATCTATAGTGACAACTGTTTATGGATAATTCCGCGAATCAAAACAGCTCCAGTTGGTACAACTCTTTTACGACTTCCCGACATTCGGAGCAGGAGGTAGACGCAAAATGGACGAAATTCTCAATGATTGGAACCAGTACAAGCTATTAGTTACTAGTGGGCTTTCCAGGCTGAATAAAGAGGTCGGTGAACTACGAATGGCTCATAACAATAGTATGTTGCAGCTAGGCGTAGAGATCGCGAAACTGCAGGTATCGACAAAAAATCATGCCCGTTTGTGGGGTTTAATTGCTGGGGCTATTCCCTCGATGATTCTGTTGGTACTCACTAAGGTTTTGAATTGAACGGAGATAAATAGGCGATCGCTTAATATCGTTAACTAGAATATCCAGGGCCATCTCATCCCGTGGTTTAGTCCAATCGTATTTCAGTGTTGGTTCAATTAAATTCATGAATATATCGTAAAGTGCTATGATTTCATCACAATTAGAAGCAATCCATTCGAGATATAGGTCTGTATCAGGGGGACTATTACCGGTAATCGCGTGTTCGCGGATTACCTCATTTGGTGGTCGACAGTAAATTAGGGTAACCG